TGTTTTCTACTTGTTATTCATTAGTAGAAGTACCATTATTTAATACTCAAAATGTTACAAATATGAGTAATATGTTTCAAACCTGTTATTCATTACAAATTGTGCCTCAGTTTAATACAATAAAAGTAACTAGTATGAGTGGTATGTTTAATGCTTGTTTTTCACTACAAAGTGTTCCACTTTTTAATATGGGTAATGTTACAAATACAAGTAATATGTTTAGTGCTTGTTATTCATTACAAATTGTGCCTCAGTTTAATACAATAAAAGTAACTAGTATGAGTGGTATGTTTACCAATTGTAGAGCATTGAATAGTATTCCAGCATTACCAACTGGTACTATAACACCTACCGCTGGTTCTGATTTTGCTGGGTGGAGTTTTAATCCATCATTAAATAGATGTCAAGTAGCATTTTCTAGAGCAGTAGTTTTATCAAGTTGCCAATTTTCAAGAGAAGCATTAGTTGAGATTTTTACAAACTTAGTAAATAGAAGTGCAACAACTGCTGCAAATATAAACATATCAAGTAACTGGGGTGCTACTAATTTAACTGCTACAGATAGATTGATTGCAACAAGTAAAAACTGGACAATAACTGGATAAAAATATAAATTATATTATGGAAGATACAAGTGGATTTTACAAACAAACAGAAGAAGGTTGGTACTTTGCATCAAACTTTGTGTATTCAAGTGATTATAGTCTTGAAAGAAATGGTAATAGAGAAAGTACAGATGGTTGGAATTGGTATGAAGAAGAACCGATTGAGTATAAATTATGGGAATTACAAAATAAAAATAAAGATGCCAATTAACATAGGAAAAGATGAACAAGGTTGTTTTGCTCAGTGGGGTAATCAAGGACATAAATATTATTATAAATGTGGAAATGTCGGGGCTAGGGAAGAGGCTAAGAAGAAAGCCTTAGCCCAGGGTGTAGCTATAGGTGAATTTGCAGAACAAAGAATATCATTTGATTTTGATGATGTTCTAAATAAAGCTTCAGTTAGAGAGATTGCTAAACGCTATATAGATAGAAAAGTACCGGTTTATGTTATAAGTGCAAGACATCATGAATCCAATATGTGGCCAACCACAGATGAATTGGGTATTCCTAGAACTAGAGTTTTCGCAACTGGCTCAAATAAGGAGAAAGTTCAGAAAGTACTCGACCTAAAAATAACTAAACATTACGATAATAATGAATCTGTTATTAAAACTTTAGGAGGAATAGGTGAATTAGTTAAACTTTCTATACACGAAAGATTTGCAGCAGTAATAAAATTTTTAAGAAATGACAATAGCGGAATTAAATGATAAATTAACCAAGATGATGAAGCAATTCATTGCTCAAAATAATCATATAGATACCGGTAGAATGTATAAAACCACCGAATTCAAATGTTCATATGATGAATTTGATGGTTTTAAAATAAAATATACTGCACCTTATTATATCCAATATTTAGATAATGGTGAATTTACTAATAATTTCTTAAATTTACCAGCAGTTAATGATTTAATATCCACTTTTGTTGCTTATAAAATAGAGGGGATGCTATAAATTCATCTCCTTTTTAAAACTTAATTGATTGAAAATAAAAACAATTGGCATATTTAGAATTTCGTCATATTTTGTTATATCGCCATCAGCAAATTTATTAAGAATCGTCTCCCAGGACCATTTTTTAAATGCCTCTTCCTTCCGGATTTCCTCTTGTTCCTCATCATCATATTCGACTTCTTCATCATCTTCAACTATTTGAGGCTCAAATAAAACTTCATAAGTTGACGTAATCATTTTTTTAAATTCGAGATAGTAATTAATCAGCCAAAAAAATCTAGTTATTGGCATTTCCATAAATGAATTTGCCCTATTTTCTAGATTATATGTACCATTTTTCTGTAGAATTATCTCTCCCCATTCATCAATTGACCATTTTCTGTACATAATTGCTGATATTTTATCTAGATTTGTGAAATAATCTTGAAAATAATATTCGAGATCTATCCATTCACCAAAAGTTAAAGAATTTATATCTATAGACCTATATTCATCAAATTGTTCTATTTTAGAATTAGACGGGGTTTGTCTAAGCCATTTTAATTCTTTTAGAATATCGGATATATCATCTATATCCATATCCTCCCACATTTCATCATCTTCCAAGGTATCTGTTAGAATAGATAAAATTTGTACACCCCTTAAAAAATATGTGCAATCATCACCTAATTGTTTTATGTCGATGAATTGGTCCATATAAACCTCGTCCCAACTTTTAGGTAGATTAACCATTTAATACAGATTCATCTTTTATTAATTTCTTAGAAAGAAATGTTAGAATTGGAATAGCCATATCAGCACTTGCCTCTTTTCTAATAAGTTCTGCTTTAAAATGAATATGTGCTTTATCCTTGTGCAATTCTGGATCTATATCAGGCCTTTTATAAATAACCGCCATAATATCACCTAAATATCTGTCGGGGTTTTTATTTACTAGTGATTCGATGAGTTTCATTTCCTTAACTGTTATTCTAAACTTCTCATCATAAGCATGATATTGTTCACCTTTTAGATGAATAGTTTTTACTATTTCATTATTTTGCACACCAAACATGTTAAATTCCTTAATTATTTCCATGAAATCGAATGCGTCCATATTGTCTATTACTTCAGTTGGAATCTTGAGTAATTCAAATACCTCTATCCATTTTTCTAAATGATCTTTATCCTTATTATTTAATATTGCAGACATCGATTCAAATTCACCGATTGTCCATTCGAATACTTCGTTTCTTAACTCATAAGAATCGTTCTTAAAATTAATTTTAATCATAATTTATTGGTTATTTTATCTTTATTGTATATATCAGTATAAAATTATTTCAATTCCACAATAACTAGAAAAGATTAATATGAAGGATCTACCTAAATTTAAAATAACTATTGATGATGAATATGCTGAGGGTGAATCTCTTGGGATTTCTCAGATAGCATTTACTAAAAGACCCGCTATTATAACTAAAGGATTCGCATTTAATGCTCAAGAACCAATTAAAAAATACTTTTCGGACGATTTAAAATACAGAATATGTGCTCCTGCTATGATTCCTATGGAGATATATAGATTTTCTGATGAAGATGGCGAGTATATGGTTGAGTTTACTGCTGAAGAAATAGATAAAATACATCAAAAATTCATGAGCGAGATTAAAACTAAAGACGTTTTCAATCTTGAACATGATGCATCACATTCAATTCCTGCTTATATCTTAGAAGCTTGGATAGTTGAATCACCTGAAACTGACAAAGCATTTACCAAATTCGGTATAGAAGTACCAAAAGGAACTTTAATGCTAACCTCACAATTAACTGATGAAGCTGTTTATGCCGATTTAGTTAAAGAAGGAAGAGTTGGTTATTCAATAGAAGGATTTCTAGGTCTGAAATTATCAGAAATTAAAAATAAACAAAAATTAAATACAATGGAAAACAAATTAGATTTACCAGCTGGAGAATATCCAATTGGAGATGAAAAAATCTTAGTAGTTGCCGAAGATGGTACATACGAGATTAAAATCAAAGAAATGGTAGCTCCAAGCGAAGAAGAAATGGCTGCTATGGCATCAGAAGAAGAAGCTGCTAAAAAATTAGCTGAAGAAGAAGCTGCTAAAGAAGCTAAAATGGCTGAGGGTGACCCAGCTACTGAACCTGCAACTGAACCAGTTGTTGAAGTTGCACCATCTTACACTAAAGAAGAGATCGATGGTAAATTCGAGGAAATCTACAAACTTATTGCTGATATTAAAGCTGAAGAAGTTATCGAAGACGAAATCGAAATCGAACCAACTCAATTATCAGTTCATGATAGATTCGCTGAATTCGTAAGATTTTCGAGAGGCGTATAAAAAAAATTGTGTTTCACAATAATATAAACTCAAAACAAAAAAAATAAATAAAAATGAGAGAATTAAAATTTGATCTTAACGTAGCTGATTCTGCGTTACTTAATCCAAACCCAAGTGAATTCTATTCTAAAGCTTATATCACAGAAACTGTTGCTGATAACTTTAGAACTCTTCCTGGTATTAAAAGCAAAACTAAAATTGCTACAACTTCATTTGCTAACTTATTAAAAGCATCTGATTGTAATTTCTCTGCCGGAGATCAAGATCTTTCTGCAATAGAAATCGACGTTACTCCAGTATCAGCTTTAGCTGAAATCTGTAGATTTGATGTAGAAGCATCTTTCTTATCTCTTTCTATGGCACAAGGATCTGGTGCTTCTTTTGAAGTACAACCATTCATGAACTTCTATTGGGATGTAATGGCAAAAGAAATCTCTGCTGAAGTAGAAGGTTTAAGATGGAAAGGTAACACTGGTGGAACTGGAGCTGGTTATACAGGTGCTAATGCTTACTTAACTTTAGCTAATGGATACGAAAAACAACTTTTAGCTGATGGTGCTGTATTAGATGTATCTGGTACTACTATTTCATCTTCTAACGTTATCGCTGAGATGGGTAAAGTATGGGCTAAATTAGGATCTGACGCTCCTGCATTAGTTGGTAATCCAAACTTAAGATTCTATGTTGCTTCTAACGTTGCTGCTGCTTACATGGCTGCTACTGCTGCTACTAACACAATCGTTAACGTTACTGGAGCACTTCCATTAACTTACTTAGGTGTACCAGTAGTTGTTTCTCAAGGTATGACTGCTAACAAAATGGTTCTTACAGTAAAAGATAACCTTATCTACGCATTCGACGGTGAAGGTGATGGTAAAGCTTTAAAAGCTATCAACTTAGAAGAGTCTGTTGCAGAACCTAAATTGAGAACTAGAGCAAACTTAAAAGTTGGTTTCCAAATCGTTAACCCAGCTGAGATAGTTTACTACAACTAATAAAAACCAAAATTAAAAGGGTGATTTCGGTCACCCTTTTTTAAAACAAAACAAAATAAAGATAATAAAGATATGGCATGTACAACGCTAACTTCTATTACTAAAGGTTGTTCTAATAATCAAGGTGGTATCTTCTCAGTTTACATAAACGACGCTGATAATATCACTGCAGTTACTTCTTCACCTACAACTCATACAATCACTGGAATAACTGGACCTACTGCAGGTATCAAGTTTACTTCTTTCGAATTTGTAAGAAATGTAGGATCTGTAAGCATCGAACCAAAAATCGATCTTATAAACGGAAGTACTTATTACGAAGCTACAATGACTTTAGTATTCCACAGAAGAGAAGCTTCTAAATCAAGAGCTTTACAAATTTTAGGCGAGGGTCAAAGATACTTAGATATCATATTCCTTGACGCAAATGGATTATATTGGTTCCTAGACCACGCTCAATTAAGTGGTGGAGCTGAAGAAACTGGAACTGCTAGAGCAGACGGTTCTAAATACACTGTTACTTTCATCGCACAGATGGACACAAGACCATACTTAGTTGACTCAACTATTATAGCAGGTCTTATTTAATAATAATTAGTTTCATAGTAAAATGGGCATGTTTGGCAAAAGCATGTCCATTTTTTTATATTTACCCCTTCCGAGTCACAATAATATAAAAAATAAGATAAAAGTGATTTACATAGAGAAAAATTCTACTAATAATTTTGTACTAACGGTTTCAGAAACCTCAAAGTTAGTAAATCCATATTACGTATTTTCATTTACAAACGAATTCAATTTAGAATCTGAGCCAATCATATTTTCCACACCTGACATTAGTTCCTATCCAGACAGATATAATCAATTTGTTTTGATCGAAGGCGCAACTGGTAGTACGGGTGGAGGTTACGATGTTCCTCTTTCTTTAGTTTCCGGTCAGTTTAGATATAAAGTTTATGAGTCATTAACTCAGACTTTGGATTTAAACGACACAACAGGAATGATACTAGAAGAAGGTAGAATGGTGGTATCTGGTAACGATGAGCTACCAGTTATTGGGCAACAAGATTCAGTTTACATATAAAAAAATTAAAATATGGGATTATTCACATTCAACAAGAAAAAAACCGAGGTGATCACAACAGATGCATCTCCACTTTACAGCCAATTTAGCACACCTTTCGGTAAGATAGGTAACGGTAACTTAGCACTTCCTTATGTTAGAGCATATGGTAGTGAATCTTACGTTAGATTTGGCGAGGATAACTTATATCCTCAAATAATTAATCAATTGTATTACGTATCACCTTTAAATGGTTCGATTGTAAACTATAAAACTAACGCTGTAATAGGCGGGGGTTTTGAATTAGAGTCTCCTGCAGATCAATCAGGTCCACAAAAGGTTAAGGAATACACTTTCATTAAGAGAAATAAGTTCAAAAAACTAATGAGACAGATCACTAAAGACCTTATCATGCATGGTAGAATATGTATTTTAGTTGATCCTACTGGAACTGACATAAAATTTGAAAGAGTTGGTCCTGAAAAAGTTAGAAATAACGAGGAAAAAACCATCTACACAACATCAAAAGATTGGGCTAGACAAATAGATCAAAAGCAATATCCAGCATATAGATCAGACTCTAAGGTTAAATCTATGTGGGTTTATGAAATAGATGGAGATGCTGGACAAGATATTTACCCTATTCCACAGTATTGCTCTGCACTAAACGATGCTTTCTTGGATGGTGAAATACCATATCTACAAAAAAGTAACATCATAAATAGTATTTTCCCTTCATTTATGATAAAACTGGCTAAGAAATTTGGTAGTCAAGCAGAGATAGATCAATTCAAAACAACAGTAGATAAAGCTAAGGGTGCTCCTGCAGCTGGTAGAATCATGACTTTTATTGCTAATGACAAAGATCAATTACCTGAAATAGTACCTATCCCAATGAATGGTAACGATAAATTATTCGATTCTACTATTCAAAATAAGGATGCTAATATCTGTAGAGCTCACTCGATAGATCCATTATTAATGGGAATAAGAGTATCTGGATCGTTAGGAAATGGTAATGAACTAAATCAACAATACACAATATTCGAGAAAAACGTTGTTATGCCACTTAGGGAGATGGTTACAGAAGCTGCTGATGAATTATTATCAATAGCTAATATAAATTCCACAATAACTATAAACAATTTTCAGATAATTGGTGATCAAATAGTGGATAAAACTGAAATAAAATAATAGAAATGATATACTTTGTAACTGAAACGTTTTTAAAGAAAAACGGGATAATAACAGCAAATGTTGATGCCACGGATTTTACTCCGTTGGTTCAATATTCTGCAAAGGCATTTGTTAAAAGACAGATAGGTTCGTATTTCTTCGATGATTTATTGGCTAAATATAACGCACAGTCATTAAACGTTGAGGAAACTGCATTGGTTGAAAGAATTCAATATGCAATAGCTTGGAGAGTTTGTGCTAACGCGGCTATCACTTTAACATATCAATTGAAAAATAAGGGTATCCAAAAACAGAATGATGAGAATGCAGAATCTGTTGAACTAAAAGAAGCAACCTTTATTTACGATCATTATATTCAACAAGCAGGGTTTTTCGAGAAAGAAATGAGGGATTTCCTTGTTGCTAATAAAACTGATTATCCCAACTTTACTAGTGCACTTAATAAAGATAGCATAATAAAGCATGATGATTGTGGGAATTTAGGTGATTCCTTCAACGAAGGTGTGGGATTACTTATAATATAATTAATACGAATGGACTGGAAATCAATAATTTTACACTATCTATTTGTTGCTAAAGAGAATATAGCTATGCTTTTTGGCATTATATTCGCATTTTTAACACCCATAGCTGGACTTTTAATGACCGTGGGTCTGTTCATATTAGCAGATACAATCTATGCAGTAAGATCGGCGGTAAAAAAAGGTGGTTGGGATGCTTATAGAAGCACACACCTTTTTAACATAGTACCTAAAACATTCTTCTATTTAGGCGGGGTTATACTCGGATATTTAGTAGATTTCTTTATAGTTGCTGCACCTATATGGGGTATTTCTTTGCTAATAACAAAGATTGTATGTGTGTTTTGGATTTATATAGAGGTAAAATCTATTGATGAAACTAGTGTAGACAACGGAAACAAGTCCATGTGGACAATTCTAAAGGAAATCGTAAATAAGGGAAAGGAATTTAAAAAGGATTTAAAAGATGAGTAAGGTAATAAAAATAGGTAAAAAGGGGCTAGAGGTAATAAAAGGCTTCGAGGGCTTTAGAAGTAAACCCTATCTTTGTTCAGCTGGTGTACCTACTATCGGATGGGGTAGCACTAGATATACCAACGGAACAAAAGTTAAGTTAACTGATCCCGCAATCACAGAGGAACAAGCTAACGTTTTATTTTTGGAAACCCTTAAACAATACGAATTAGCAGTAGATGCTTTTTGCAGAGATGATATCAACCAGAACCAATTCGATGCTTTAGTTTCATTTGCTTATAATCTAGGTGTTAATGCATTGAAAACTAGCACGTTATTGAAAAAGGTTAATAAGAATCCAAGCGACGAAACCATAAGGGACGAGTTTATGAAATGGAATCGTGCTGCTGGTAAACCTTTAAAAGGACTAACTAGAAGAAGAAAATATGAAGCAGATATTTATTTTTCTTAAATATTAATTACATTTACCCCGTCATTCCGATGGGGTTTTTTATTAAATATATAGCTATGAAGCCAAAAATTATCTGGAGGAATCCATCAATAATATACACATTCGTAAATATAAACTTTTCAAAAATGAGAAATTACAATTTTAATTCGTCAGATATTCTATGTCAATCTCCTAGAGAAATCATGAAATACCTAACCAGATCAGACTTTGCCCTTATAATAGCTCTGGAACCACACACATTAGAGACAATGGAGATTTTAGAAATACTACTTTGGAATTTCGAGGAGCAGGAAATCTATGAATGGTGTAGTATATTAAAGAAAGAAATTGATCTTAGAGTAAGTACTTATGGAAAAGAAGAAAAGGAAGAAGAAGAGTCAGGGAAAGACTTACCTTTACAAGATTGAAGTTTCTGGTATCATCAGATATTACGGTATAACAAACGATTTAACCCGTAGACAATCACAACACAACTTGGGACTCCGAAAGGAAGAAAAGAAAGAACTATACGATTTTCTTAGGGAACAAGGAATCGATAAAATTCAACTGGTAGAAGTTGAGGTATTCAAGAAAAGAATAGACGCTAAACGTAAAGAAGCCTTTATGATACTGGAGGATTATTTCTCAAGAAAAGAACTAAAACAAAAAGTACCAAGTTTAAGCGACCGATAATTAGTCAATTTAACAAACCTAAATAAAAAACCTATAGATTATGATTAAAAGAATTAAAACGTTTATTATAGCGCTCCTATTGATCGTTATGAGCATGCTACAAGTTGGATGTGGGGCTAAAAGTAAAACTGTGGAGACGGAAACAAAGAAAACTGAGATCTTCGAGGAGGAATCCACAAGGAATCTTAGTTCGGTTGAGGTTAACAAAGACACCTTAAATGAGGAAGAGTGTTTCGAGAATACAGGAGATGGTGAAATCATTATAGAAACCAAATCAGGAACTAAAATACGTGTACCTCATAAGGGAGCATTTAAGCGATCTAAATCCTCTACCCATACTAACATATTAGAAAAAAAAGAAAATGTCGTAGCGGCAAAGAAAACAACCAAAACAAATGTGGTATCAACCAAAAAACAGAAAGAAGTACAACGTGAACCGTTTACAATCCCTTGGTGGATCTGGGTACTTCTTGTTTTAGTAATATTAATATGGTTGGCATGGAAAAGACAGTAACAGGATTACAGAAAAAGGTTAACGAGTATTACAATACCCGTTCAGAAAGATTGTGGGGTCAGATTTATCTTGAACTCCAGCCTAAACTTCTATACTATTTAAGAAACTATATAGGTGATAATGACACAAGGGAGGAATTAGTATCTAGAGCTTTCGTTAAGATATGGGAAAGACGTGACACCTACAATCCAGAATGGGCTTTTACAACTTGGGCTTTCACTATAGTTCTAAACGAAACTAGAATCTATTGGAGAGAAACTAGAGACACCAAAACAATGGAAATATTCGATGAGTCCGTAATTGATACTTCAGACGATTACCAAGAGCAATACGAGGATGGATTATACGAAAGAGTAGTTTCACAGATTTACCAATTAGCCGAACCGCACCTAACCATAATGAAGATGAGATATCTTGACAAATTGACATATGAACAGATAAGTGAGGAGTTGGGTATGAATATTAATACAGTAAAGACTAGAATCAAACGAGGTAACGAGAAGGTTAGAAGAATGTTCTAGATAAAACTCGCACTCAGATTCCGTTCAGCTTTGTTCGTGCGCATTTTGATCTCTTCCTATTGATTTATTCTAATTGTTTGGATTAACTATTCGGATCAATATGGGTCTTTAGCCAGCGAGCTGGTTCTTGAATAATTCCTACGGTAGTTTAATTAAGTAACAATCTATAGTTCGATATTAATAAGGGCTTGGGCTTGATTATTATTATAATGATTCATAATAATTAGTATAGTTCAATTAATAAGAATCAAAATCGCATTACCAAAGCAATATTGCCTAAATGTGCTTAAGTCCTTTAGTGCGAATTTACGGGAAACGTAACACATCTATATACTTATACTGTGTTACGTTTCCCGTAAATCGCGAGAAAACTATCCACACCTATATACTTATACAGTAGATAGTTTTCTCGCGATCCCCCATAAATTATATCATTATAAGAATCATTTATACCCACTATAAGAAAATAATATAACTATTTTTCAGGAACAGTACTATTTTTCAGATCTATGATGATATATAAGACATAAGAATAAACTTATCAAATTCCGAGTCCTGGAGCTGATCCCTCCAGGTTCGCTTCTCGGTTAACAAAAAGCAAATAAAAATAAGCGAATAGTCATGATAGACAAAAACTACAGAACATGGGAAATAGTCAATTCCCAAAATTACGATTCAGATTTTAGTAAAATAGGTAATAGAACCTATGAAAAAGAAGAATTATTAGAAACTACTTTAGAAAGATACGATTCTGATTGTGTACACATTCCTAACGGTAAACTTTATTTTAGTGCTAGAGTACCTTTTAAAATGTCAAAATGTATAAAAAATGGTATAATTTACAGAAATCATTCAGAAATCCTATATGGTTTAGCATCTAACTATCTTTTATTAAATCCAGGTAGACCTCAAGAATGGGTTTTAGATTATCTTCTATATCTAAATAAATATCACACATCTGAATATTTTTCTTATGATGAATTAATTGGGATTTCAGAAACTGTTGTTCAGGATATAAATGTTGTATTGCCTTACAATTCTTTAGTTAAGGAATGGTGGATAGATCCTAAATGCAAGGACAAAAGAAAAGCATACGAGAATAGATTAAAAAATTGGGATGGCCTAAGTAATGAAGCTATAATTAATAATCTTCCTGATAAAAAAATAAGTATGAAGGAATTATCTAGTTTATCTTGTTATTCTTCCGAAATTACTTTTAGAAATTCTTTAACTAAGGATCAGAAAGAAATTATAAAATCACATAATAGTAAATATAATTCATCTAAGAAAAGAATTATTAAAAGATAACGTAATCTTAACGTTAAAACCTCTAAAAATCCCTAACTTTACGGATATATAATATAAATAAAATAATAAAACTATGACAACAAGAGAAGAAATGCTATTAGACTTAATTGGATCTGAATGGTCTGATGCTGAATATTGCGATTTATCTGTACAAGATATGGCATTTTCAATTAAGGAATCAGTAAATGATACTATATTTACCCTTAGAAAACTACAAAGACAGGGACGTATTGAAGTACTATCTGATGGATTCGGTATGATTGGGGTTTATTTAACAGGAAAAAATAATTAATCGCTTGATGCAATTAAAAAGTATCCAAACTGAAGCTGTTGTATCGTTTGAAACCGGAACTGTACAATACGATACAACGATAAAAATTAGAAGTGCAGATCGGAAATTATTACAGAATATAGAATCTTTAAATATTGATGATCTTCAAGAAATATTAAAAATCTGGTTTGAATCACCAGAATGGACAAAAATAAAATAAAAATAATTTTTTTATTCCGAAAAGATTGATTACATTTGCAAAATAAAAATAAAACATCATGAAAAAAGTAATTTTAAGTCTAGTTTTACTAGCAACATTGGTATCTTGTAACGATAAGGAAGTTTCTGCTGACAAAGTAGAAGTTAAAAAAGTAGAGATTAAACAAAAGAATTGGCCAACCGTTAAGGATAAGAAATTCTATAATGAAACTGGAAGTGGAGTTATAACAGAAGTTAAATTTGTATCTGAGCCAAATTTTACTAATATCTATACAGAAAATGCATGTAGATCTGTTATAGGGGCTGCAAAATACGGATGTTATTCCAAACCAAATTTTATTCCTGTTCAGGTTGTATTATTTGATGATAAAGCAGCTTTAAAGTATATCGATAAGAATGAATATGGTGTCGATGTCGAGAAAGATAAGTACGTTTCCTTAGATAAAGATGGAAAACTTAAGGATATTATAAATTAGATATATAGATTGTTCGTTAATTAAATTTTATATTTTTCAAATTGGGTCGGTGTAAAAGCCGGCCTTTTTTGTGGGATTTTGTTTCTAACGTTAACTTTACATCAATAAATCGTGAAATTGTGAAACCGCGCAATATTTCCGGTCCTGATAGTAATATATATGTTATATCTTTTTAAAAGAGATAGAGACAAAAATAATTTAATTAAAATGAGAACAAATGAATTTAAACAAATCCCTGGTTACACTAACTATGAAGTTAACAGAATGGGTGAGATCAGAAGAATCGGAGGAAAATCTCCATTAAGAACTTCAATGAACAATAAAGGTTATCTACAAATAAAAGTTGATAACACTTCTTTAAGACCACACAGAGCAGTTGCTTTAGCTTGGATAGGTGTACCTGAAGATCCAAACATGATGGTTAATCATAAGGATGAAATCAGAACTAATAATAATGTTGACAATTTAGAATGGACTACCAATAGAGAAAACCTATCTCATTCACTACTTAAAAAAGATAAGTCTTCAAAATATATTGGGGTTTCTTGGAATAAATCAAGATCTAAATGGAAAGCACAAATTAGAATAGATGGTAAAGTAACGTTTTTAGGTTATCATGATTCAGAAGAAGACGCTAGAAATGCTTACTTAAGATCACTTTCAGAGAATGGTCTCACTAACAAATACACAGCAAACCCAACAAGATGGGAGAGATTAACAACAAAAATAAATGATTTTTTAACAAAATGGAACTAAGAACAGGAAAGGTATTTTACGAAATATTCAAATCAACAGATAAAAATTGGGCAACTAATATAACTCCAATCAAAATAAAATCAATATTAGGAAATGATTACTCATTAGATTTTATTGAATCAGTTATAACAGATCTGATAGACGAAGGGATAATCACTAAAGAAAAAGACATATTCAAAGTGAATTACACAAACACAAGACTATACTAACAAATCGGCAGGAATTAAAACTCCTGCCTTTTCTGTTTGAATATATATAGAGTAAAAATAACCAAACAATTAATGTTTAACAAATTAAAACCCACAAAAGAAAATAAAAGTAGAGTGCTTGTGATAGCTGATCTACACTGTCCTTGGGACCATGATGATTATCTTGAACATTGTAAGAAAGTTTATAGAGAACAAAAATGTAATAAAGTTGTATTCATAGGTGATGTCGTGGACTTCGCTTCCCTTAGTTACCATGAACGTAATCCAGATATGCCAGGCGCGGCCGACGAGATAAAAATGGCTATGGAAAGATTAGGTAGATGGTATAAAACTTTTCCTAATGCTATAATAATATATGGAAACCATTGTAATTTGTATTATAGACGTATGGTAACAGCAGGTATACCTAGTATGTTTAGAAGAGAATTAAATGATGTATTAAATGTACCAAACTGGAAATTTATGGATAGTATCACAATAGATGATGTTTATTATTGTCATGGTATGGGAATGAATTCTGTTGCTAGGGTTAAATCAAATTTTAAATCTGTAGTACAAGGCCATTATCATAGTCTATGTCACGTCCAGTTCTTTGAAGGACACGATAAAACACTTTTTGCACTACAGACAGGAATAGGTATTGATCAATCTAAGGAGGCTTTTAATTATGGTAAGTGGGGTAAAAAGGGAACAGTTGCTTGTTCTGTTGTAATAGATGGTGAACAACCTATAATATTTCCAATGAAAATAATAAAATAGTATGATAGGAATTTATAAAATAACTAGTCCGAATAATAAAATCTATATAGGACAAAGTGTAAATATAGAAAAAAGATTTGCAAACTATAGAAATATAAATAAGTCAGCAAGACAGAAAAAACTTAATGCTTCCTTTAAAAAATATGGTATAGAATCTCATATTTTTCAGATTATAGAGGAATGTTCTATAGAAAACTTAAATATCAGAGAAAGATACTGGCAAGATTTTTATAATGTGGTATCAAAAGAAGGATTAAATTGTCAACTTACCAAAACCGAAGACTCAAAGTTTATGTTTTCTGATGATACTATTAACAAACTCAAGAGATTTAAAATGGGAAAAGCACAGAGAGATAAAATAATATCAGTTCAAAGTGGTAGAACTGTTAGTGAATCCACTAAGGAAAAATTAAAAACTAATCATGGTGGTTCAAAAATAGTATTAGATACACAAACTGGTATCTTTTATAATTCTTTAGCAGAAGCTAGCAGATATTTTAATATAAAAAGTACCACATTAGGAATGCAATTAACTGGGAAGTCTAAACCAAGAACCTCTTTAGTTTACGTTTAAAAAATAGATATATAAGTCATGGAAAAATCTAAAGGTCTAGGAGACACAATTAAAAAGATAACAGGATTTCTTGGTATACCAACTTGCCAAGAATGTCAGGAAAGAGCAGACTGGTTGAATGAAAAGTTTCCATATGCAAAAGAAACCCCAACAGAAAGCGATTTAGAGCGCATATGCGAGATCCTAAATGAATCGCCAATAAAATCCAATATGAAAGAATTAAATCGTCTAAGCGCACACATAGGCGGTCCATACATCGATTCATGTTTTTGTACTCCTTCACAGAGGATTGCTTATAAAAGGGATTTTGAAAATTGGTGGAATTCCCAAGAGGGCCCGGCCAACCAAATATAATAACAAGTTAATGTTAACAGATAAAGAGATAAACGAACACTTCGTATCATTAATTCCATTACTAAGACCTATAGTAAAAGGAGTAGCGTATAAACAGAAGAAGACTTATATAGAAGAGGATGCAGCTATTAATGAAGCATACATATACATAATAGATAATAAGCATCTTCTAACATCCAAGGATATCCTACAAAGAATAGTAATAAATTTCATAAACAAGTCTATAATATGGAATAATTCAAAGTTAAGTTGTCTTGAGAAGTTAAACAACCAAACAGATTCTAATTATATCCCAGACCAGATAGATGATGATTCAGATATCCTAGATAAGATAGCCTCAGAGAAATGGTATGCTGATAAGAAATGTGAGATCATAATGTATAGAGCACAAGAGAAGGATAAGATTAAATCAATAATATTCGATTGCTATTTCGAAAAAGGTATAACTAAGGGAACTGATTTAGCCAAGCATCTTGGTATTAATAAAGATTATAGTTCCAAATACATCAGAGAGATGAAGCATGACATAAGAGAATTCGTAAAAAATCTAAATAATGAAAAAGCCAACTAATTACAAAGGGGTAGAACACCCACCACACCTCACTATCAAGGAGGAATATAAGAACACAACAGTTAAATTCAGACACCCAAGACTAGGTGAGATCACTTATGACATCTCACTATTAGGAGAAGATCAAGAAACCTATCGTGTCTTTTTTAAGAATGGATGGGAATTTTTGTTTACCCAGACTAAGAAATCATCGGAAACTCAAAAGAATCCATTAGAAACCCAAAAGAATCCATTGGAAACCCCGCCTTTGTCGCATGCTAAGAACCCCGAAAATGGCCCGGGCGACACTACAAAAACAGACTAAGACTTATGAAAGGAGATTTAAAACTTCAAGTTACCAAAACAACCTTTATCGAAGCTCTAAGAGAGACACTCGGTAACGTTACTGAGGCTTCCAGAAGAACTGGGATCGATAGAATAAGCCACTATAAATATCTAAAGGACGATCCCGAATACAAACAACAGGTTGATGAGATTGCTAACATGGTATTTGACTATGTGGAATCCAACCTATACAAGCAGATAGGCAAGGGTGATACCCCAGCGATGAACTTATACTTCAGGTATTCACCGACGGCTAAGAGAAGAGGCTGGCAACAAAATCTGGATATAACCACCGGCGGAGAGAAATTGAATATCCCAGCCATCAATATTTCTATTGTACCCCCTTTGTTGGCCGAGTCCGAAGACGATAACATAATAGATATAACAGAAGAGTAATGGATATTCAGGGGACAATAGTATTTCAGAAGAATTATGAGGCTCTTAATAGTGGCAAGAGATTCATCGTTAATCAAGGTGGATCAAGATCATCTAAGACATACTCGCTTTGTCAGGCAATGATTGTGTACTGTCTAACTAATCCCGGCCGTTTAGTATCAGTTATTCGTAAAAGTTTCCCATCTTTAAGGGCCACGGTGATGAGAGATTTCTTTGAAGTGATGAACGAACTTGGGGTTTACGACAGAAAATGTCATAATAAAACTGATAATCTTTATACATTTCCCAATGGAGCAGCCATCGAGTTCTTCTCTGCCGATGATGAACAGAAGTTAAGGGGTAGAAAAAGGGATATCTGTTGGGCTAATGAGGCTAATGAACTACTACACGATGACTTTCTTCAGTTGAATCTTAGAACTACTGGGAAGGTTATTGTGGATTACAACCCTTCGGATTCGAATTCATGGATATACGAGTTACCAGAGGAGGATTCAATAACAATCAAATCAACTTATAGGGACAACCCATTCTTGGACCGGTCCATCATAAAACAAATAGAAAATTTAAAACACAAAGATGATGCACTTTATCAAATTTATGCTCTGGGCGAAAGAGCTACTTCAAGGAAGAACGTTTACAGCAATTGGAACTTTATTAGCGAGCGTCCCGACCGATTTACTAGTTATGTATATGGTCTGGATTTCGGATATAATCACCCTACTTCCTTAGTAAAGGTTTGGTATCACGAGGATCAAATCTACATAGAAAGTTTAATATACGAGAGTTATCTAACAGCAACTGACCTTGTCGATAGGATGGAGGGCTTAGGTATAGATAAGAACACAGAGATATTATGTGACTATGCCCGCCCAGAAATCATACAATCCCTTAAGGAGGCCGGCTACTATGCTCTTAATGCTAAGAAGTCAGTGAAGGAAGGTATAGATACAGTTAAACAGTTTCATGTTTATCTTAACGAATCTGATATCAACCTTAGGAAAGAGTATGAGAACTATATGTGGAAGAAGGTTGGGGATAGGATATTAGACGAACCAGTTAAACAATGGGATGATGCAATGGACTCGATTAGATATGCTGTTATGCAAATTAAAGATGAGTTATCCAATTCATCCTCGCCTTTAATATCATTTTAAAACGATCCACAATAATATAAAATAAAAAGAAAACAAATGCCTTTAAGAATTAGATTTACAGGTGCGGCTACTAATAATGCCACCTTAACAATATCATGGGCCGGAGGTTACCCGCCGGGTGCAACAGCTGCAGCTATAGAAACTTTTAAAAGTGCAGGTAGAACAACATTCTTTCAAACCTCAACCAGTGCTAATCCAACTACACAAGCTGCTAATTTCTTGTATGCTATAACAACAGATTATGGTGCGAACTTTGTGGCTACTCAGATAAATAATGATGTCATAATAACACCTCGTAATGGTACACAATCAATTACTGCTACTACAACAAGTTCAAATGTTACTATTAATCCCATGGTTGCGGATATCCAACTTATTGGTAGGCCGCAGGATTTCACCCCTGCTTATAATCCTGTAACATTCAAGTTCTTTTCTGCTAGATATGCTGAACCAGGATTTAGATATCTTGTGGATGTTATTAATGATAAAACTGATGAATCCATTGCATCTTTTAAAGTGCTACCGATTCAAGACGGGACCGGATATATCGATATTTCCAAACCTTTAAGTAACTTGGTATCTGTAGATTTTAATCCTAGTGCATCTTCTTTTAACGTGGATCAGTCAAACTCTTATGTGAAATATAGAACTGAAATCGGGGTTGAGTACCAATTTAACTGGCCTTATAATACATTTGCAGCATACGGTGGAACCGGACCTTACGCAGCTAAGACAAGACTTAACAATACCCAAGTAGTTAGCCACGCTTACACCGTGGGGGATCAAATTAATATCTCTACCTACCCAACCAATTCAATTGGTGCGGTTTCAGGTTTACATAAAATTGTTGCTATTCCTAGTGCCACGTCTATAGTTATAGATACTACTTTTCCTGGCGCTACTGCAATAGGTGCTTCAGGTGGTATCACATCATTTGCTGATGGTAGAAAGACTTCAATCCCAGATCTAAGAACAGAATCGGGTATAGCTTTTAATGGTGCTGCTACATTTGATTATCTAAAGTATTTCTCAGGACCTGATTTTATGACTAATGAATCCGCTGGAGATGTTTGTGTGGTTAGTTCAATCTTAAATAATACAAGTGATTCATTTGGTTACGAAGAGTTCTTTATGAACCAATACCAAATATTAGATATCAATATGTGGTTGGAGCCTTCGGCATCTGGTGAATTCGAAGTACAGTGGAGATACCTTAATAAAGCAGGAAGTGTTATCAGTTCTGGTACAATCTCAATAGGCGATCCATTAGAATCCGCACCAATGAGAAGGTTTAGAATTTCATGGCCTAGTATAGTAGGAACTCTCAATCCTAATGGTTATGCTCTAGAGTTTGCTGTATATGAAGGTAGTGCTACTCAGCAAATCGGTAGAAACTATTACATCTACCAAGATAACAGATGTGCTATTGAGACTTACAGTATTGCATTTATGGACAGATATGGATCTATCATGTCTTATGCATTTCCTTTACGTTCTAAAGAATCTGGTAAAATAGAAAGAGATACATATAACAAATCAATCAGTTACAATGAGACTGTTGATGGTTATTATAACATCTACCCAACCACCGTTGCGGGCGAGACCACATATTCAGTGAACTATAAGAAGGAACTTGAGCTCAATACAAATTGGATGAATGATTTTATGAGTGTTCAATTTGAAGAGTTATTAACATCACCTTACACATGGATAAGATTACCTGATGGAGCTTATTATGCATGTATAGTTACTGAAACAGGATTCGAAGTGGAAAGACAGAAAAATAAAAGACTGATAAGAAAAACCGTTAAGGTTAGATTAGCAAACGAAAACGTAATTAATATATAATGACAAACACAACAAGAATTCAACTCTATGCAGATTCACTCACGCCCTCAGTATCAACTATAGGGTTTCTTGAAACTAGCGAGAAGACAAACGTGCCTCTTAACTTTGCAATTGCGGACATTAGGGATATTTCAAAAAAGAAGGGTGCATTCTCTAAGAGTATCACGATTCCAGGTACTAAAAATAACAATAGGTTACTGAATAATTACTTTGACGTAAACGTTCAGGCCGGCACATTCGATATTAACAAGTTACAAAGATGTGCTATCATACAGGATGGCAATATCGTTCTTGATAATGCAATCCTCCAATTAGTATCTGTCAATAAAGAAGAAGAAAATGGGATGTATGTAGATAATGTTACTTATACTGTCCTAGTGAAAGATAATACGGCTGATTTCTTTACACTTATTAGTAATAAGTACCTTACAGATATTGATTTCTCAGAGTTCGACCATGAATACAACTGGCCAGAGATAGTACAATCTTTTGATAACACTGTGGTTGATGGTTACAAATATGTCCTACCCTATAACACAGTTGATGGTTACACTAACGATGCAAACTATAATCTTACTGAGTTTACCCCTGCCATTTATCTAAAACAATATTGGGACAGGATATTTTATAATTCTGGATATTCTTATTCATTTCCAACGATGGATGATAATGATCTAAGATTTAGTAACCTCATCATCCCCTATAACGGGGACGTACCTAAAGTAGGGCTGGAAGAAAGTTCGAAGTACAGAGCTGAAGCAATTACTACAGCAACTGCTACTTATAATAACACAATTGGGTTAAACCTTCCTAGTGAATTTCCACAATCTAGGGAGACTATTCAAAGTTCTACACCGACTAAAGTATTAGCTAATAGTGAGATCTATGACCCTGCTTCCAACTACAATACTACAACATCCACGTATACTACGCCCGAATTAACTGCTAGTATCACAAACAACTTAAAGGTTAGGGTAACTATTGATTACGATGTTATAGTTGATAATACCGGTATAGCACAAACAGCGTTTCTTAAAGGTAAAACGGTGACATTTGGTTCTTTAACTTCGCTCCCACCAAATGCCACTCTAACTATCGCGCCTAAGTTAATAGTAAAACGAAATAACTCGACAGTAGCGGAAGTAATAGCAATAGATAACTCAGATCAGATAAGATTATCGAGCAATTATACAATAGCAGCCAATACTTCTCAGGTGATTAGAACTGCTAGTCTTACCAAAGAAATGACCATTGAGGGATTATCAACTGAGGAAGATATCAACGTATGGGTTGAAAATATGATTGTGAATTCTTCAGTTTTTCATCACTGGAGATTTTATAGCTCGCCCTTAATAGGTTCTACAGCTACTCTTAACACAAAAATTAAATTACAGGTTAAATCTTGTAAAGTTGAGTATGTATCAGAATTAAATGGTGATTACGGTTGGCAAGTACCTCTTAAGATGAACAAGTTCATTCCTCAGAAGGTCAAACAATCTGAGTTTGTTAAGTCTATACTTACAATGTTCAATCTCTATGTTGAAGTAGATAAAGAAGTACCTAATAGGCTTAACATCTTCAAGCGTAACGAATACTACGATGCGGGGGCAATTAAAGATTGGACTGATAAACTGGTAAAAGAAAAGACACAAGAGATCAAGTTCATACCTGAAGTCATTAACAAAAGAATGCTATTCACATACAAGGAAGATTCCGACTGGGCTAATAAGAACTATCTTGAAGCAACCAAAGAGATTTATGGTCAGGCAGAGTTCATCTTTGACAATGAGTATGTAAAAGACACAACTAAACAAGAGCTTATCTTTTCGCCAACCCCGGTTGCAAACACACTATTTGGTGCAGTTACCCCAATATGGAACGGTCAAGCTCCTAAGAACAACATCAGAATACTTTACGATGGTGGAATATACCAATGTAATCAATACAAGATATTTCTTTATGGTAATCAAGATCCAGCATTGTATAACTGGGTACCTGTTAATGCATACCCACATATCAGTCACTGGGACAAACCTGTTAACCCAACCTTTGATCTTAACTGGTTAGCATGTGATTATTATTTCAGATCTGATGATTATGGTTCAAATACTGTAAATAATCTATTCAATCTTCACTGGAGAAGAACGGTTAATCAGATCAATAATGGTAAGTTTCTTACTGCTTATTTCACATTGAACTCTAATGACATAGCAGGTCTAAAACTAAATGACAAGATACGAATTGACAATAGCTGGTGGAACATTAACAAGATTCAAGATTATGATGCAAATAGTAAGCAACCAACAAAGGTAGAATTAATATCAGTTGACGATTTTGTAGAAATCCCATTTATCGAAAGGGATACAATCAGAATCTCAAGGGGAAACCCGGCTTTTAGTGTACTTAATAGCTTAGCAAAGGATAAAGTACCCTATCTAAATACTGTCTTAACTGACGGTGTGGTTAATGTGCAGGGTAGAAGTAATTATATAACAGCTGAAGCCGGGGATACAAGTATTACTGGTAATTTTAATACTGTATCTGCACAAAGTAATATAGTAGGTGATTTTAATTTTGTTGAATCCCCGTCAATAGTACACGGAACACAAAACGTTGTGCCTGAGGGTATTCAAAACGTTCTTATTTTAGGTAATAATTATACAGCATCTGTTAGTGACGCCCTTTATACCGATAATATAGTAATGGGTCCTTCCGGATCCATAAATGGGGTTTCTGTTAATAGTATAACAGATCAATTATGGTCATCAGGGACTACTGCACAATCTATTAAACAAAAGAATACCATAGCAACAGCAACCGGAATAAGAGCACTCTCGGTAGGTCAGGGTATAGGTTTAAATGGTTCGATAGCATCTGGACAAGATTCAATTGCCTTTGCAGGCGGTAATGCTAGTGGACTTAGATCATTCGCCCACGGTATTTCAGCAGCAGCATCAGGTCAGGATTCTATAGCATTCACGGCAGGTTCGGCATCTGGGCTTAATTCGTTCTCCCATGCAGGCTCAGCTTCTGGATCATTAGCAAGTTCATTTTCTGGTGGAGCTGCAGATGGTGGATATAGTCATGCAGTTGGAGATGGTGCTTTAGCACAAACTTATTCTGAAACAGTAGTTGGTATAAATGCCTCAAGTATAACTGGTAACTCTGGTGCATTCGCAGCAGCCGACCCAGCATTTAGAGTAGGTAATGGAGCATCTAACGTTGCAAGATCAGATGCATTTAGAGTTTATAAACACGGAGCAGCTTACTTAAAACCTATCACGCCAGGTTCTATAGCTTCCCCTGTTACTGGTATGATGGCTTTCGATTCATCAACTAACGATTTAAAAATATATAATGGTACTGCGTGGGTTACTGTTGGATCAACAAATATGACAAAAGAATTAATATTTAAAATAACAGGTTCCTCTTCATTTACTACAATAAAGGATGATCTAGGAATAGCAGGTTCGGTTACCATATCAACATCAATTACAACCATAGGTGCTAATGAATATAGAAATGTATTAATAATAAATATTGGATCAACTTATGTTAATAAATGTTTTGTAAATATGGAGAATGCAGCATTTTGTAATTCAACAGCATCAACATCATCACAAAATGGACAAATATTACATGGAACTTCTACAGTTACTGTATCAAGTGGTGTGTTTCCTACTAATACCAACTTATTAAATAACAGTATTGTTAAAATTGAGCTTTATCCATAATAACAAACCCATAGGAATCTCAATAATAAAAAATAAATCCAGGAAATGGCTAAAGAAATAAATGTATCAGTCAATGTACAAGGTCTAAGAGAACTTAAAAAAGATCTAATAGAAGCTAGAGCAGAGGCAGTAAATCTTGCAAACGCAACCGATTCAGTCAGTGTTGAAAAATTTCAGGCTGCAACACAGCGTGCTGGTGAATTAAAGGATCAAATTGCAGATGCAAACGAACAAATAAAAATAATGTCTGGTGGTACCGACCTTGAAAAGATTGCAACAGGCTTTGGTGTCATAGGGGGTCAGATACTATCTCTTGATTTTGAAGGTGCTACTAAATCAATGAAAAACCTAACATCTAGTATAAGTAGCATATCATTTGATGGATTAAAGGACGGGGTTAAACAGGTTGGTGCATTAAGTAATGCTTTTGTTCAAATGGGTCTTAAACTTCTTATGAACCCACTTTTTTTAATAGTTGCAGTAATTGGTGGTATTGTAGTTGCAATAGTTCTTCTTAAAGATAAACTTAAGATAGCTGAACAGGCATTTAACTTGATGACCATGCCTATTAAATTACTTATACAGGGGCTTAAAGATCTTACGGATTGGATGGGTATCACTGCATTTGCAGCGGAGGAAAGTGCTGATCGTCAAGTAGCAGCTAATAATAAAATGGCGGAATCTAGTAAAGAAGCAACAAATGCAAGAGTTGCTCAATTGGACAGAGAAATTAAACTCGCCCAAGCTGCAGGTAAGGATACAACTGATCTTGAAATAAAGAAACAGGATGCTCTTATTAAGGGTTCTAAAAATCTTTTATCCCTTGCAAGATCAACTTATGCTGAACTTGACGCTATCAGAAAGAATGGTACCAGCAAATTAACTGAGGATCAACAAAAAGAATTTGAAGCTGCTGCTAATACTATCAAGGCTGAAAAAGAAGCAGTTCTTAATTCAGAAACTGAAAAACTTTCTATTAAAATAAGTGCAGAAACCGAAGCCCAAAAAAATGCTGATAAAGTTGCAGCAGAAGCAGCAACAAAAAGAAAGGCTGAGGCTGAAAAACGTAAAGCTGAATTAGAGAAAGAAAAACAAGCATTAAAAAATATTGAACAACGATTCAATGATGATATTGCTAATATTAATGCAAAAACGGATGAGGATAAGCTTAGATTACAGAAAGAAAGAGAGCAAAAAGAATTAGATACTATCAAATTATCCGTTGATGCAAAAGGTAAGGCTCAGTTAGCGCTTAAACAAAAATATGCATTATTAGAAGAACAGATAGAAAAGGATAAGCAACAAAGAATTTTAGATATCATAGCAGATTATGCTAACAGATTAAAAGATTTACAAGCTGTATCCACGGAGGAGAAATATAATAGACAACTTGAAATTGACTCAGCAGAGGAAGCTAAGGCTATAGAAACCCTTACGAAAGAGGGTGCTAATGCTGAACAAATCCAAGCAGTTAGAGATTATTATGATCAATTAGCGATTTCAAGAAAAAAAGAATTCGATAAAACTAGTAAAGACGAAGCAGACGCAAAAGCGGAATCAGATAAACAGAAAGAGGAAGAAGTTAGAGCATTCAAGGAGAAACAATATAGAGATACCTACGACAATCTTCAAAGTATTATATCATTAGGCGGTAAAAAACTTGAAGCCGTAGGTAAAGCCCTTGCTATAGCGGATGTAGCTAGAACTGCTGCACAATCCATATCTAAATCGGTTTCAAATTTAAGTGCAGCTAATGCAGCAGCAGTAGCTGCATCACCACTTACAGCAGGTATGCCTTTCGTAGCAATAAATACTGTTAGAACAGCTCTAGATATAGGTTCCACTATTGCAACATCTATAAGATCTATTAATGCAATTAAGGGGGATTCTAAATCTGCACCTTCAGCATCAGGTACACCTTCTAGCGGAGGAGGTGGTGGAGGAGGATCAGCACCTGCGACACCTTCATTGGGTATATACGGTTCAGTATCTAAGGAAAATACTGCAACTTCCACTCCTTCAGCTAAAATGAATACAGATCAAAATATAACAGTAACAGCTGTTGTTTCAGAAACTGAAATGACTGCAACACAGGGTAGGGTTGCTAATATCCAAAGATCTGCGGAGCTTTAATAAAAAGAATATATATTCTCAATAATATAAAAAGAAAAATATGGCTAATATAAGTTACATAAGATTACTTGGAGCAATAGAATTATTTGCTAAGGAACACCTACAAATAAAAAGATTCGGGTCGGATTTCCCAGGGCAAATGCCAAATTTTGCTACAGAAACTGAAGCTTACCCAATCTTATTTGTTAGTCCAACCGAGACAATCTTTAATCAGAACACATCAACATTCCAAGTTGATGTTTACTGTTTTGATATCATACAAAAAGACAGGGAGAATATCAACACGATTCTATCCGATACCAACCTAATACTTTCAGATTTACATAGATGGTTATTAGATGGAGATGTTTACGGGTTGGATATAATAAACACCCCGATTTCCTCGCCAATTAACGATGGTTTATTAGATTATGTTGCTGGTTGGAGAACCACTCTTGTTATAGATTGCTCAACATATGGTGTTTGTGAAATACCTTTCAACGAGATGCCAGCTATATTAACTGAAGTTAATGATATAGTTTACACTAGTTACCTTACTTGCGAAACCTTAGGTGAATGTGATACATTTACTGGAGCAATAGATAATCTTCAGGAACAAATCGATAATATAGAATTAACGCCTGGTCCAACGGGAGCTACAGGATCACAAGGGGTAACAGGTGCTACTGGGGCTAAGGGTGAAACCGGACCTCAGGGAGCAACAGGTAATATGGGTGCTACAGGATCACAAGGGGTAACAGGTGCTACTGGGGCTAAGGGTGAAACCGGACCTCAGGGAGCGACTGGAGCAGGATATCTACAAGATTTACAGGACGTAACTGATTACGGTAATATAACAACAAATACCATTATTACAGAAGCTTCATTTGACTATATTTCTAATAATTCTGAAAATTATGGTTCATTTGGTAATGTACCAGGTAAAGAGTATTCACAGTTTGCATTCTATAGTGGAGATCAGAGTGATGATGCTTGGGGCACAACTAAAATCTTTGCTGAGCCCGAAACAGGTATTGTACTTAGTGATGATAGTTCAGATGGTACAAGATTAGGTGAAATTTCATTACAAGAAGGAAACATTATCATAAATAGTTCAGTTGATAACTATCAAAAACGAATTAGACTTGATAACGATAACATCTATTTTCTTGTTAATAATAACATAACTGGGGTAAGTAATTTAATTGAACTTTATGAGAATGTAACTTATAGCAGAAAATATTTTTTAACTGATGAAGGTTTTAATGGTAACTATACTCAATTTAATACTGCTGCTACTGAAGCAGGTGCTGTTGGTAAATTGAAATGGAATGATACAGATGGAACCCTAGATTTAGGTCTTAAAGGTGGAAACGTAACACTTCAATTAGGTCAAGAACTAGTAAAAAGAGTAGTAAATAAAACAGGTGCAAATTTATTAGAAAGTGAATTTAAAGTTGTTAGAGTAAGATCAGTTGCTGAAGGTGGTGCTCAAGGTCAAAGACTAGCTGTTAAACTAGCGCAAGCAAATAATGATTTTAATTCAGCAGAAACTCTAGGCGTGGTTACTGAGAATATAGCAAATAATCAAGAAGGTTTTGTTACACTAATCGGACAAGTTAAAGGGATCAACACAACTGGAGCAATGTCATATGGTGGTTTAGAAACTTGGGTAGATGGGGACATGCTTTTCCTTTCTCCTTTTTATCCTGGTTATATGACTAATGTAAAACCAGTTGCGCCAAATCATATGGTTGTCATTGGTTATGTTGAATATGCTCATGCATTCAATGGTAAAATTGATATAAATATACAAAATGGATATGAACTAGATGAATTACATAATGTTCTAATAACTGCTGCAACTACTGGTGATATACTGACATATAATGATTCAATTCAAGTATGGGAAAATAAAAAGCTAAGTGAGGTTTTGAGTGATGATTTATTCACAATAGAACTTATTGATGCTCAAACTGTAGATTTCTATGCACCAAAAAATATGAAGATAAATAGTATAACAAATCTTGTTGCATCACCAACAACTACTTTAGAAGTAAATAGTATATCTTATACATTAGGAACATCTATTACACAAGGTTCAAAGATAACAGTAGATGTAAATATAGCTTCTGTAATAAACTTAAATGTTAAATATGAATAATTATATAAAAGCAACATCAGGTAGTACACCTGCACCAGTATGGGTTAGACCAAGTGATTGGTTAGTAATGCCAAATGCTACATCAGCAGACCAAATCTTTGTAGGATTACACGCAGTTATTGAAAGTGCAGACAATTTTGTGGCATTTAACTTTACTACTTCAGTTGGTCAATACCAAGTAGATTGGGGTGATGGTAACGTTACACTACATAATAGTTCCACAGATGCACAATATGCTTATGATTATACTACATATGACCCAAGTGGTTCTACATTATGTTCAAGAGGATATAAACAAGTTTTTATCACAGTGACACCAGTTAGTGGTAATTTACTTACTTGTAATTTTCAGAAAAGATATGTGACTTCACCAGTTCAACCAGCAGCATATTCAACTGGATTTTTAGATTGTATATTAAGTTTACCAAATGCTACTTCTAGTAATAGTATAACATTTGGTAATAATACAAGTGTTATACATACACATCTTGAAAGATTTGATATAAAAACAATTGGTGGTATAACTGGTTTAACTAACTTATTTGCTTATTGTCAATCTTTACAAAATGTACCATTATTCAATACTCAGAATGTATTTACAATGGCAACTATGTTTAATAACTGTTATTCATTAAAAGAGATACCATTGTTTGATACTCAAAATGTAACAAATATGTCTAGTA